GTGGAGGAAGAGACCGGCGTTGATCGCAAGCCTGACGATTGGATTTTGCTCAAAGCTGCGGAGCTGAGTGACACATGGTGCCGCAGCGTTGAATGGCTACGCGAGTTATATCAGGCTAGTGGCTCGTTCCGCGCCCTCTGCGACATGATCCAGAAATACGAGAAGCAGCCATGACCCTGCGCCAATTCCTCTGGGAGAACTTCGGGTTCGACATCTATGACTGGGACGAGGGTGATCTGCGGTTCTAGGAGTGAGCCAACTTCGGTCGTGTCGTAAGGCACTTTGGAACTCCGCTGGCAGGCCGGGGCGAAGACAGTCTGCCATTCAAGGAAGCATATGGTTCAGCTTAGAGACTACCAAGAATTAGCCGTTCAGGCTGTGCGTGATAGCTTTCGCAGTGGGCACAAGAAGACGCTACTCGTTTCTCCTACAGGTTCAGGCAAGACGGTGATCTTCAGCTACATCGCCGCAGGCATGGCGCGCAACAACAAGCGCATCCTGATCGTGGCGCACAGGCGTGAGCTACTCAAGCAAATCAGCGGCGCACTAAAGAAGGTCGGCGTATCTCATGCGGTCCTGTCTGGTGGCACGCCGGGCGTTCCTATTGCCAACGTAGTGGTGGCATCCGTGTTCACCTTGGTGCGGCGCATGAAGGGGATGAAGCCGTTCGATCTGATCATCGGCGACGAGGCACATCACTTCACGCCGGATAGCAGTTGGGGCAAGGTTGTCACCGGCTTCCCGACTGCCCGTGTACTGGGCGTTACAGCCACGCCTGAGCGCCTTGACGGCAAGGGCATGGGGCAGATGTTCGATGACATGGTGATGGGCCCTACGGTCGCTGAGCTGACCGCTCAGGGCTTCCTGTCGCAGGCTATTGTCTATGCGCCAAGTACGCCCGATCTCGGCTCTGTCGGCACGCGCATGGGGGACTTCGTTTCCAAGCAGCTGGAAGACGCGATGGACAAGCCGATCATTACCGGCAGCGCGGTTAGGCACTATGAGAAATACGCGCCGGGCAAGAAGGCGATTGCGTTCTGCGTTAGCGTCAAGCACGCCAAGGATGTGGCGGAGGACTTCCGCAACGCCGGCCACGCAGCCAGCCACATTGACGGAGGCATGGATGATACTGAGCGCGACGGCATCCTGAAGGCATTCGAGGATGGGCGGGTGCAGATCCTGACCAGCTGCGATCTGGTGAGCGAGGGATTCGATCTCCCGTCTGTCGAGGTTGCGATCCTGTTGCGCCCGACCAAATCATTGGGCCTGTTCCTGCAGCAATGCGGTCGAGCAATCAGGCCACATCCCGACAAGGAGCGCACGATCATCCTCGATCATGCAGGCAACACTGCGCGGCATGGGTTCATTGATGACGAGAGGGACTGGAGCCTCGATGACGGGTTCGTCACCAATCGCGGCAAGAACGCTGAGAAGGTTGCGTCTGTGCGGACATGCACTGCCTGCTTCGCGGTTCACAAGCCGACGCCTACGTGTCCCATGTGCGGCCACGTTTATCCTGTCATGGCCAGAGCCGTGAAGCATGTGGATGGCGATCTGGTTGAGACGCGCCGGGATGGTGAGGCGGCGACCGAAACCGCTGAAGATATGATGCAGAAAAGGTATCGAGTCCTTACGAGCGTCGCCCGCAAGCGAGGCTATAAAAATCCGACGCAGTGGGCATTCAATGTTATTTGCGGGCAAGAGGCATCGCGCCTTGCCAAGAAGGTTGGTATGCGTGACGTGCAGACAACCAATGGTTTGACGGCAGAAGAGAGGGACTCGATATGGAAGATGACGATGGGGAAGACGCAGAGTTCCATGCGGTAGTGGTTCCGCTGTCCCTGATATATGATCTGACATTCGAGATGCTGGATACGATCTATCAGTGGCATGAGAATCGGAAGATCGAAGGCATCAATCACCGGCAGACCTTTGCTGCCATGATGGCTGCCATTGAAGCCGTGATGGAGCATCTCGATGATGACGGGAAGCCGGAGACCCTGCAGTGAGAGAGGCTGCAATCCAGCAGGAGATCCGCCTCGCGCTGGGCCAGAGGCATGACATCATGATGTTCCGGATCAACGTCGGCAAGTTTCGCCCGATTGATGGTGGCCCGCGTGTCATTCAGTCCGCACCCGAAGGGACGCCCGATCTGCTTGGCGTCATATCTCCGGGCCGAGCGTTCGCCATCGAGGTTAAAACTGACAAGGGAAAACAAAGACTTGCTCAGGTTGCATGGCAGAATGCGTGGGAAAAACGCGGCGGAATATACATCATAGCGCGATCTGTTGACGATGTTTACAAAGGGCTTGACATAACTCCGTAGACACTTGTATGCCATGTGTAGGCCGACTGGATACGGCCATAACCGGAGAATATAAATGGCTATTATACAAGTCCGTGACCAGAAGCACTGGCACGAGTTGCGTTCCCAACACATTGGCGGGAGCGATGTTGCTGCACTGTTCGGGCTGTCGCCCTATACGAGCCGCTGGCAACTGTGGATGGAGAAGGCCGGCAAGCTGCCACCTGAGGACATCTCTGGCAATAAGGCTGTGCAAGCAGGCACATTCCTTGAGAGTGGCATTGCGAACTGGGCTGCGCACCGTTGGTCAATGGATCTCACGAAGGTCGAAGACTATTACACGGTCGATGACTGCCCCGGCATGGGTGCGTCGTTCGATTACATCACGAACAATGGCGCTCCTGTGGAGATCAAATGGTCTGCCCGTGGCTATGGCTGGCACTATAATGGTGAAGAGATCGACGAAGCGCCTGAGAACTATCTGCTTCAGGTGCAGCACCAGCTGGCCTGCACGACATCGGATCACGCATGGCTGGTCGCGCTGATCGATGACGAGCCGCGCCGCATGAAGATCCCGCGCAATGACAATATCATTGACGCCATCAAGAACCAGATCACGCTGTTCTGGCAGTCGATTGCAGAGGGTAAGGAGCCTGATCCCGATTACGCGACGGACATCGAGGCGATCACAAAGCTCATGGGCACGCTGCCTAAGAGTGATATTGTTCTTGATGACGAAGACGCGCAGCTGTTCGTGGACTATAAGGCTGCCAAGCAGGAAGAAAAAGTGGCGGCAACCCGTGCTGATGAGGCCAAGGGTGCGATCCTGATGAAGGCCCGTGCCAAGCTGGAGCTTATGAACACATCGCAGGACAAGGCTTCGGTCAAGTGCGGCGAACATAAGATGTCGATCAGCAACGTCCCAAGCAATCCCGGCAAGGAAATCACGCCCGATATGGTTGGCGAGATCACCGGCAAGCGTTCTGGATACACGACAGTAAGGATCACATGATGAAAGATATTGTTATGATGCGGGTGGACAGGAATCTGTTGGCAAGGCTGCGCTCAGTCGCGGCCAAGCATCCCCTGAAGCCTACGCTTCGAGCCACCGTCGAGCGTGCCATTGAGTTGATGATTGAAGATCTTGAAGAGGAAATGAAGAATGACAACAGGTAATGACATCGTTCCTGCAAAGCCGATGGATCGGTTCAAGCAGGAGCTGGCGATGCGCGAAGGGCATCTCCGCAGTCTTCTCCCGCAGGCCATGACGGTCGATAAGTTCCAAGCCATCGTGGTGGCAGCCGTCGCTGACAACATGGACTTGCTGGACTGTGACCGCGCATCACTGCTGAAGGCGTGCCTGAGCGCCGCAGAGCTTGGCCTGTCGCTTAATAAGAGCATGGCCGAGGCTGACATCCTCAAGGTCTGGGATGGCCGTCTGAAGCGCAACGTCGCCCAGTTCCGCCCACGCTATAAGGGACTGATGAAGCTGGCGCTGCAGTCCGGTGAAGTCCTGAAGATCGAGAGCCGTCTCGTGTACGAGAGAGATGTATTCGAGGTCGAGGAAGGCATCGAGTCGCGCATCATTCACAAGCACGGCCTGTCGGATCGCGGTGAGAAGGTCGGCGCATACTGCGTGTGGAAGCTGAAGAACGGCGAGACGCAGTTCGAGATCATGAGCAAGGAAGAGATCCTCTCGATCCGGAACCGCTCATCATCCAAGACCAAGGACGGCGTTATCGTCGGCCCTTGGAAGACCGATGAGGCTGAGATGTGGCGCAAGACTGTGGTCCGCCGGGCAAGCAAGTATATGCCCTTGTCCACTGAGGCGCAGCGCGCAGTGATGGTCGACAATTACGCAGAGGGTGTCATCGAGGCTGATGAATATAGCGGCGACGAAATGGACATCACCGACTTCGACGACGTTCCTGTGGCAGAAGCTCAGGTGCAGACCCTTGAGGAAAAGATTGTCGCCAAGACTGCGCCTAAGACGCCGCTTCACATCGATGTGCTGGAGCCGGGCGAAGACGAGGAAGGCATGACCGATTGGGATAGCTGGGCGAACGCAGCGTGCGAGATCGTTGCCGGCCTGTCCGAAGGCGAACGCGAAGCATGGCGCGGGCTGCACGAAGGGATGCTCGAAGAGGCAGAGCTGATGGCCCCGCGCAACACCACCAAGTTGATGAAGTTTTTCAAGTAGGAGAAAATAAATGGGTAAAAAGTATGATCTCGTCGTCAAGGTTGGCGAATACACAGACAGCCAAGGCCAGACCAAGGGCCGGTTCAAGAACGTCGGCGTCATGATGGAAGGGGACAAGGGCCCCTACATCCTGCTCGACCGCACGTTCAATCCAGCTGGTGTCGGCGGCAACGAAGGCCGTGAGAGCATCATCGTCTCGCTCTATGAGCCGAAGGATAACGGCGGCCAGCAGCAGCACTCAGCGGCTAAGGCAAACGCCTATCAGCGCCCGGCTCATGATCTCGATGGGGATGACGTGCCGTTCTGAGTTATTCGGGGAAGGCGGCTTCAATGTCGCCTTCCTCTTCTGCCACAAACTCTTCTTCCTCTTCCTCCGGTATGAGGTCGCCTTCCTCTTCATCTACCAATATTGTCCGGTAGGCATCGATGTAAGCCTCACGCTTCAGATTGCCGACCCTATCCAGCTTCATGCCCGGATACAGTTCTGCCATCATGGCATTCTTTAGCGTCTGCTCTGTCGGCGGTTTGACGGCTCCATCAAAGTTCCCCGCATTGATTTCTTTTTCATACTTGTCGGCTACCAGCTGCATCTCTTTGTCAAATTGAGCGAGGATCTTTTCTGCCTTGGCATTGTCTCCGGCATCCTCGGCCTTGATCGCATCTGCCAGAAGTTTACCCAGTATCAGCGTATTCTTGCGCTCTGCGTTTCGCGTTGATTCTGTGATCATCTTTCCAGCCTGCCTCGCCTGCATCTCGCGTGCAATTTTAGCTGACTGAAATCCTGTGGCGCGTGGGAGTTGCTCAGATACAAAGCCCATATCCTCCGGCGCAATTACGAGCGAACCGTAGCGAGTCCTATATCCTTCCAGTGGGTACTGCACGAATCCCTTCAGGAGATCAGTTGGCCCCTTGCCGATGAAGGGGGACACAAGCGCCACATTAGCTGCTACAGGCTGCACGCCAGACGAGCGACGCTGAAGGTATTCTTGGAACTTAGAAACGGTCGTCGATATGGCTGGAGCAATAGCAATCCCACTTTCAAATTCAGGTATAAGTGTCGTGAAGCCAACACGCTCACCGAAGTTTAGCCCAAGCAGCTCTCTCGAAGGTCCGCGAAGGAGCATCTCTGCATCCCGGCGTCCAGCCTCACCATTGCCGAACATCTCGGCCAGCATCAGCTGCGCCTCGGTGCGGAAGTCTTTCTTGGCTCCCTCGCTGTTCATGTTGTAAATCCACTGGAAGAAGTTGACCGCATCGTCGCCAAACGGAATTGCATACAGCAGGCCAGAGACAGTCCACATTATCATCAAGGTAAACATGGCGGCCACTTTGCCACGCGGACCCTGAGAGCGCAGATTTTCAGCCAACAGGAACATAATCTGCAGAGGGTATTGGGAGAACTGCAGGATTACGCCGCCAGCGCCACGCATAATAGGCGGCTTCTCGATCTGACCGCCCATGAACGTCGCCGTCTCGACCATGAATTCAGCAACGTCGTAGGGATTCGAGCCCTCCTTGATGATGATCTTGGCGCGTTCGTTTTTGCCGTAGGCTTCCTTCCAGTTCTTCAGAGCCTTCGGATCTTTGGCATAGCGATATGCCACGATAAACGCAGCTGCCTTGTTCATCTCTTCCGTGACCGAGATGACGCTGGAGCCGTATTGGAAATAGCGCTTGGCTGTTTTCTTGAGCCCAGACCCTTTGTCACTCATAGCGCCGTAGCTATCAATGCCCATAAGCTCTGGGTTCATCTGGGCCCGGACAGTCCCACGCTTGTTTGCAAGGACAAGGGCATCTCGCTCTTCGTCTGTCAGACCCGGGATCGCGTTTGGATCGACGTGCATTCCATAGCCAACCTTGCCACGGAATCCAGCCATAACCTGAACTGCCATTTTGTAAGTATCAAGGCCGGCAGAGCCCTTCATAACCGTCATCTGCTGGGCGGTGACTGTCCAGACGGACATGGCGTTGACCGATGATGACGCCACGCTTGCCCACATGGAGTTGAAAAAGCCAATTGTTTTAAGCCCACGCGCTATGTACCCCTCAGGGGTGTCGACGTACTGGTCCCACTCCTTGGCATACTCCCTTTCAGATTTATTAACATTACGCTGAAGGTCATCATACGCCTCTGCATATTCCTTGCGGTACATCCGGTGCGCAACCGTTGTTGCCACAATCCGATTGTAATCAAGCAGCCGATCCGTGAAGTTCGTATCATAGCCCGCAATGTCGCGAGATTGCTTCATGAATCCAGCGGCGAGGTCTTGCATCAGAACAGAGCGCACGCTCTTAGGAAGATCTGCAATGATCCCCTTGGCGATCATCTTGGTGTTATTTTCTGTTAGCTCACCAAGATTGCTCTCAGAGAACATCCCACCCATCGTCCGGTCGTAGTAATCCTTGATAATGCCGCCGGATCTGGCATCCATCAGGCTTAACAGCTTGTCGAGATTAGGAAGGTCTTCGATAGACAGCCGGTCCTGTGGATTGGGAATGTCGCGTGAGTCTGTGATTACCCTATAGCCCTCGCTCTCCGGGTACTTTGCCTTGATCTCGGCGATCCTCTTTTTGCTGGGATCGGGGATAGTCATCGCAATCCCCTTGCCAACCAGATCCCGCAGCCATTGCAGGCTGTCGATCATGTAGAAAGCGCCGCTGTCCAATGTCCCATCGGGACCATAGACAATGACTTTCGTATCGCCTGAGCGCATGAACGGGATGTAGGATGTCAGACGCTGCGACTCGATGGCATCAAACAGGCGCAGAAGATCGTCGCGGAACCCGTCGTCCTCAACTCCTTCCTCTATAGCCTTGCGGCTGTACTCACCATCATAGCCAAGGACAGACAACTGAGACTTGGCGTTTAGCGTGTAGCGGCTTTCAAGATACTCCCGCGCCTCGTGAAGTATGCGGGTTTCATTAGCGTTTAGCTTTAGTGTTTGGCCGGGCTTCGAAAGCTCAGGAGCAAAGCGCCGCTCGATGCCGTCAGCGCCTTCGCGGCGAAGCTCACGAGTCTTCAGGGCAAAGTTGCGCCCGGTATCGCGGACGGCGGTCTTGGACAAACGAAGATACTCGAAGACCGCGTTGAGCCTGTCCTTCGATTCCTGCGGAAGCTCGTTCATCTCATGCAGCAAATCCTCATAGTCCGACATGAGAAGGCTGGTCATCTTGACCTTGTCGTTCGTCGCCTTGTGCAGGCGCGCAAAGTACCTGCTTTTCCGGGCAACGGCAGTCGCCGGGCGAACATATGACACAACGGATGCGATGTTCTCGATTGGATCAAAAGACTTTGGTGGCGCTGGCGGATTATTTAGAGCGACCTCTGCCAGATCAAGGGAGCAGTTAGATCCTATCATCAGTCACACCCTCTGTTTTTACTCTGTACGTCCGCAGCTTCTTCATTGCTCTTATCGAAGGGTCTCTGCGCTTTTGCAACCGCATTCCGCATCTGGTCAGGCGTGCCGTTCAGCAGGGCCTGCATGGCCTGCCTGTTATTGTTTACCTTCTGAGGTGAAACCGACTCTTCGTTTATCGCGGCCACACGGAAGTCGGTCTCTGCCTTTTCACCAACGACCAGTATCCTGTTGCCTGCAGCAAGGAAGTCTTGGAAGAACTGGTCGCTCCTATCATAGCCAAATATCTTGCGGATCATGTCCACAAAATCATCCCACCAAGAGCGCTTGCCGGCCTCTTCCTCGCTCATCAGGCGATAGCCGTCACCATCCTTTGCAATACGCTTGGCGTAGTCCTGAACGCCCTTGTTGGTCAGGATATAGGCAAGAGCCTCATTGGGCGACTCTGCTGCGCTTATAACGGTGGTGGGAACCTCCGCGCCACCATCGTATTCCTTCATAACAATGTCGGAAAACTTGTCCCACATGTCATTAAATTTCTGAACCTCTGCCGCGACCTCCTTGTTAAATAGGCCGCGCTCTTGCAGGGCTGCGCGATTACGCTCTGTGTAAACTCCAATGCTAGACCAGCGCGCCTTTACGTAAGCATGAATTGTTTCATGCAAGAACGTCTGCTCATTGACGCCGTTGGATTCCCGGTCTTTGTTCTTGATGAGATAGATACCCTTATCTCTCGGCGTTGAGAAAACCAGCCCGCGAACATCGCCGGTAGTCACACGATAGATAGAGTCCTCAGTAGCCCCGTTCTTTGTGAGCGTCTCTACCGTTTTGTTGTAGTCCTTGGTCGGATCAAGGATCACGGTCTTCTGCTCACCAACGCCGTTCTCAGCAAGGATGGCGGCAATCTTTCGCGCTTCCTTGTCCTTGCTGCTCTTCTGGATTAGCGCGATGGCCTGCTTTGTATCGCCGCTTTCAAGCGATTTATAGAGCGCGCTGTTCGGCGCAATCGGGGTGTCGTTAACAGCCGCGCTTGCCGGTGGCGTGGTTATGGCTGCCACTGCCGCAATGCCGCTGCGCAGCCTTTTCGCTGTCGCCTGCGAAGACTTCTCAGCTCTGGAGAACATGACGGCCTCTGAGGCACCCTCGCCCGCAGCGGCGCGATTCCAAATCTCACGAGCAGATGGCGTCTCTGCCTTCCCAAACATGTCAGGCTCAGCCTGCTGATTGGCGGCGATCTCAGTATAGGCCCGCAGTTTTTCGGCGATGGCCTTCTTGCTGAGAATGCGGGAGATCTTATCGTCGTGGAAGCCGATCAGGATGTCCTTCACGAACTCATCCATTGGCTCAACCATGTCGGGGCTGCGAAGCTCACCTGACACGCTGTTCCCGCTGGCCTTGATGTCCGATACCTTGCCGACTGATTCCATCAGCTTGTTGGTGATGTCGTATTTCTTATCAACCTCACCATCCTTAATGGCCTGCTGGAACTTGATCCAGTCGTTTGCCACATCGACCAAAGAGTTAGTCAGCGTCTTGGTGTCGTCGTCCGTGCGCTCCATCGCCTTGCTGATAAATATATCAGACGCACGGCCAGTGCCGCCATAAGCCTTGTAGAGCAGCGCATTCTCAATCCGCTTCAGGGCCTGAGCGCTGACATTACCCTTGTCATCCATTGCGTTTTCACGCTGTTGCGGACTCATCTCGGCAATAAAGGCCGAAACAAAGGCGTCGTTTCGTGCCGCGTTTAAATCGCCACCCTTGTATTTCGATAACACTCCGGGGGTCAGGATGTCCTTTGCGTCCTGCGCTGCCTGCTCTGGAGGGGACAGCGCGGCTACGTCGGGCTCGTTCGAGCCGACAACAAACTTGCGCTCATCAACGTCAGACATAAGACGGCGCACCAGAATTGGACGCTCTATGCCCTCGATGTCGTAGCCTTGCTCACGCAGGAACTCACGGTAAGCCTCGGCCTGCTCAGGATACTTTTCGTAAATTTCCTCAAGGCCCAGCGTGCGACCGTTGCCGCTAAGGATAACATTATCCTTGTTGATTATTGGCGCGCCGCGATCCGTTTCCGGGTGTTCGCCCAGACCCTCTGGGTCAAACTCACTGGTGAACCGACGCAGGAACTGCTGCGTCTGCGGTCGGCTGCGGTCGCGGTTCTGAAGCTCACCCTCGGCAAACCGGATATTGTCCAAATCCTGCAGCTCATACTGCACATCGACCTTCTCGCGCTTTGCCGGGGTGGTGGCGCGGGCGGTCCTGCCTATAGCGCGTGGTGGTGCAGGCGGGGCGATGACGGGCTCAGGGGCAGGCTCAGGCTGCGCAGGCTCAGCAGCCGCGATGGTTTCCGCCGCCCACTGTCGAGCTTCCTTATATGCCGTAAGAACTTCCTGTCCGCCGATCTGGAGGAGCGTATCGTCTGGCAGAGGGTCGAAGCCAGCCTTCGTGTCCCTTACACCTTCAACGAACATGCGATACGCATCAGTACCGCTTTCATACCCACGACGCCGGGCCTCGCCGTTCGAAAACGCGGTTATATTTTCTGCGATCTGCCGAGGGGTGTAATCCGATAAATCCTGATCTTCGAGCCACCTTCGAGCGCTCTGCGCAGCAGGCGGCGGTGGCGGGGCGGCAGGCTCGGCAGCTTGTTTTGTCTGGTTATAATTGTCGCGCCATGCTTCGAATACAGCACGCTCCTGCGCGTCTGCAGGCGCGCCCGCACCTGTTATTCCTGCGGTGCCCTTACCTTGATCGGGCAGTCCAAGACCCAAGCGAACGTCGCGAACGGTGTCAATGTTAAGGCCGGTAGCATCCGCCACTTCTGCGGCGCTAAAGTCTTGGGCGTGCAGGTCCGTCACGAGATCCAACGCATTAGGATTGCGTTGCTGCAAAATTTTAACGGTTTCGCGGGCATTATCAAGCACGGCTGTCCGTGCGCTAGGCAGAGGCGTAGGCGCTACGGGCGCAGCGGGCGGCGCGGCGGCGGGCAGCGGAGTAACGGGCACAGTAGGTGCAGCAGGCGGAGGCAAAGGCGTAGCAGGCGGAGGCGGCGGGGGCGGTGCGAACACCTCATCCAGTCCCTCAGTAATATCCATGCCAAAGGCCATGCCGCCCAAACCGCTTTCCGGCTCGACAACGCCAGCCTTGATCGCGGCCTGAACCTGATCAGGATCTTCAGAGAAGACTATGCCGTCAGCGTCTGCGAGAATGACGCCGCCATCTTCGTCGAAGCCTTGGTAGGTATATTCCTGTGGCCCGGACGGTTCCTGCAGAGTGATCTTGCCGCCCACTGGACCAAGGGCTTGGGCAAGAGCGGCCATGTCTGCCGGCGGTGGCGGTGTGCGCGGCGCGCGCGGCGCGCTTGGCGCTGGTGGAGCGCCGCCTTCTTCAGGCGCACCTCTGTTAAAAGCACCCTGAAGGCCGCCGATGGGGGCTGCGATTGTCGCGCCACCGATTGCACCAAGAAGACCGGAAGACAGAACATCTTCGCCGACAGGCGTCTCTGCTGCTGTTCCGAGCTTGCCGACGTTCGTCGCTAACTGAGTCCCGGCTTCTTCGACAAATTCCTGCGGGGCCTCACCAATAGCTGCGCGACCAGCCGAGCGGAGAATCCCGCCTCGCACTGGCTTGTCGGCAAATACCAATTGCTCAACGCCGGGCATTCTCGAAGCAGCGCCGGATGCAGCCGAAGCAATAGCAAACGCCGTCTTGAATGCGCGGTCAGCTTCTTCTTCACTTCCGCCTGCGGCGATTACATCTTCATAGGCTTGGTTGCCAGCGCTTGCCGCATTCATTCCGGCGCCAGTGGCGACAACGCCCCGGCGGACCCCCTTGTTAAGGGCCGCCTCAGAAACCTCAACACCTAAGCGCGGCAGTACTGCGCGGCCACCAAGCTGTACGATTTTGCCGCCGCCAAGAGGGATCAGGGTGGGTAAGACTTGGCCCGCACCAAACTCAATTGCGCCTCGCCCAGTTTGGAATTTAGACTGGACTGCTGCTAACTCACGGGCCGCTTCTTGCGGGGTCTGCGGTAGAAGATTGCGTGACAAGCCGCCAATATCGTAATTAGTGAACGACGGTAGCATAGCTAGGCCACGGCTAACCCCGGAAACGACTTGAGATACTGTACCGGGCGTTGTATCTCGGATAAATTTCGCTTGCCGGACATCTTCCGCAATGCTTGCCGCAGGTCTTTCTGCTTCAGCCTTAGCTCTAATTCTTTCGCCAGCCTTCCGCGTAGAAGTGCCAGCCCGCTCAAGACCTTTTACCAGAAAGTCACTGCCACTGGGTTTGCCGGTCAGCAACAAACTGCTTGAACTGACAAGGCCGCGAGGAAGGTAAGGGGAGATTTGCTCCAGCGTCCTTCCGGTTTCCGTAAGAATTTGCCCGAACGAGCGCTTGAGGACAGGAATGACCCCGCTGTAAAACGGCTCCTCCTCTTTTTTCTTTTTCGGCTTGGGCTTTGCAAATGGATCAAAGTCAACAGGTTTCGTCCTGACGTTGCCAGAAGGCGCTGCAGGAGCGAATGGATCAAAGTCAACCGGTTTATAAGTGGGCATTAATCACCCTTTATTAAAAACTTGCAGATACTTTCCCGGCCTTTGGGGATCTTTAATAAACCAGCCGGGTGTTGGAGAATCAGACCATTTCGCGCCCGCGACAGGTGGCTTGCCCCGATTAGCTTTAGCGGGGGCAGCCTTGGCCGAAGGCTGCTTCACCGGACCGAACGGCGCGGCTGGAGCCGCATTTCCGGCACCAAGCTCTGAAAGTTCTTCGTCTATATTTCTTATCGCCAGCTTAATGGCCTCTTTTTGAGAGCCCAGTACCGTGCGATCGCTAAGATCAATCGTCAAAGCGCGACGCTCTCTTCGAAGATTACCAATTTTTGTCCGGCGCTGATTGTCCGTCATGTCCTTAGGGCCAGAACTTCCACCCCGAGCAACCGGCGGCCTACGCCTGAAAGCAGTAAGAGCCGCTGTAGATTCCAGATTAGCCTCGGCCTGACTCGGCGCATACAAAGCCTCAGTCTCAGCTATTTTTGTCTGCGCTTCAGCAGCCCTTTTCCTAAATGGAGCAAGAGCCAAACTTTCGGCATCCTCTCTCGTCATGCCCGCCAGTCTCATTTGCTGCTCAGTCATCGCAAGGCCAGCATTTTGAAGAGCAATCGCTTCATCACGAGCCTTCTGAACCGCATCGATATTCTGCAGAGCAAACGCATCCCGACGCTCTTCGATGTTACGCAGAGACGCCTCACGCGCATCGAGAGCGCCTCTGTAGGTTTGAGACCCAGCCTGTAGACCACGAGCCAAGGCAGAGGCAAAACTCTCGCCGGGCCTTGCACCTGCAAGAGCAGCGCCACCTGCGATCAGCGCATCGAACGGAGCGCGTTTGCGTGCCTGCTCGACCAGCTCTTCTTCGCGGCCAAGGCGCTTGGTCTGACGCTCCAATATAGCTGTGCGTTCAGGATCGACAGACGCGCCTTCCTCCGCTGCCACCAAGCCTTTGAGTTGAGTTACCTCTCTGGACAAGACGTCCAAGCCAATGGTTAATTCAGGCGGAATTTCACCAGTCCGTGGCACAGACGCCTTAAGCTGCTCAAGCTCAGCCTCTTTCTGCTCAAGCATTATCCTAAAGCGCGACGAACCCTTCGGCTTTGCCGGAGCTTCAGCGACTGCCGGAGGCGCAGCTTCAGCGACCGCCACAGGCGCTGCCTGCCCCTCCGGCATTGCCAAGCCAGCTTCCATTCTGGCGAGATGTTCTTTTTGCCAGTCTGCAAGCGGCGGGTTCGCGGATCTCTGGGCTGCGCCTACTGGTATTGCGGGACCAGATCGAGCCGCATTCGGGACTATCATCGCGGTCGGCTTAGGAGCTTCGAGTCTAGCTGGCTGCATGGGGGCTGGAGAAGCCGGCGACAGCCTAGTCGGGAACAGGTTCGCGAGTCCGCCAACACCAGCGCCCGGAGTCGCCGCCCCTTCGGACGCCATAATCTGGGCGATCAAATCATCGACAGGAACGCTCTGCAGTTCTGGCTTCCGAGCCCGCAGTCGCATTGCAGCCGTTCGTGCTTGCTGGGGTGTCATCACCATCTTATTTATCCTTCAGCCATCCAAGCCCGTGCATCGGATGCTTGATGTTGCGCTTGCCATCGGCGGTAATTGGGCCGCCGTCCTTCTTGCCGAAGATGTTACCTAGCGCACCAATCCCGGTGGCAATAGCGCCGAGTGTCGAAGCTGTTCTGTTTACACCGGGCTCCTGCCTATAAATAGTGCCTGACCCGCCTGCGCTCGGCGTTCCTACAAACTCCGCGAATCGACGTGCTTGATTGTAATCATAATCGCGCTGCGCTTCGAAATCTTCCCGCAGCAAATCAAGCGACCTCTGATCCATCCCGCGCTGCGCTGCTCCAGCAGCCTCAAGCGCCGCCGTGTCCGTGCCTGCCATGCTCTGAACGTCACGACCAAGGCCCTGCGCCTGCTCGGCTGCCGTGAGGTAGCGACCGGCCTCAGTGTTGAACTGCTCCATGCCGGTAGTGTAGCCCTTCTGGAGAGCTTCGTTCTGGGCCGAGAGAGCTGCAGCATTTGCATCGCGAACGGCACGGGCTGTAAACTCAGCGCTCCGGCTTCCACCAAACGTGCCACCGCCAACGAATGTGCGGTTCACCTGAGGCAGCAGATTCTCATAAAGGTTGCGGCCAGCTGCCGCCCCAATCCCAGCGACCACGTTCTGGGTATATGGATTCATAAACCTAGACGCGACGCCCGGATCGGTGAACGATTGCGTGCCGCCTGCAATGTAATTGCCAGCAGCTTGCAGGTACGGCTTATAGTTTCCGACGTTCGCGGAGACCATCTGATAAGCCTGCTGCTCCTGCGGGGAGAATCCAGCAATACGCGGGCCGGCAGTATAAGGCTGATAGTCACCGGTAGTGGCTTCATAGCCGCGCTCGATGCTCTTCGTATAGGCATCAACAAGCCATTGAGGCAGCTTGGTCTCTGTGACGGTTTGTGTGACAGCCATTATGCCAGTCCTCCAACAGCTTTGAGCATTTTATCTATACCCTTCTGGGGTTTTGCAATCTTTTTTACATCTTTACGGCCAGCTTGCTGGCGCACCATTCGCCGCATTTTGTCAAGGCGGCGCACACCTTCGTCAGTCGAACCATCACCAAGATCAGCAACGTCCTGCGCGCTCCAGACATATTCGCCATCAGATAGCCATGCCGGGATCTTATCTTCCTGACCGCTGCCGATGCCCTTCACCTGTCCGGGGCCATGATGGCCGCCGTTCTTATGATATTCGACGAGATGCTTTACCATATCATCTTCGATTTCGCCGCCTTCTTTTTTACCGGGGATTATGGCCGGCGCTGCAGCGGCCCCTGCCGCAGGATCGCGGGTAAAGAACAGATACTCCGTCTCCTGATCTCCACCAGTGCGGCCATACGTCGTTGGCGTATAGGGATAGCGACCGCCAGCGCCGCCGACTCCACCAATACCACCGCCGGGAAGTGTCGGCCTTAGCGTGCCGGGGCGGAATGTAATGCCGCTAGTGTCCGGCGGTAGCGTCCCGCCACCACCACCACCGCCGCCACCAACAATACCCCCGACTATCGGAAGAACGGTAGTTGCTACGTTGGCGACATCGAGGATGTCCCTGACACCTATACCGTCTTCTTCAGGCTGCGTCACGCCGTCACGGACCCCGGTAAAGCCCAAGTCAGTCCGGATGGGTGTGAAGGGTGGCATAACAGGTATAGAGCCCGGCTCCTCGGGGACTGTCGCCTCCGGCGTCGCTGTGTTTATGATAACATTTTCGGTAGGATCATAGACGCCTGCGCCGGGAACAAGGCCCGGAATAGCTCCGCCGATGCCAGCAGTAACCTCAGGCACAGGGGTCTCCGGCGTCGCAGTGTTTATGATAACGTTTTCTGTGGGGTCATAGGCTCCTGCGCCGGGGACAGTGCCCGGGATAAGGCCCGGAATGATGCCGCCTATGGCATTGGTAACATCCAGAGCAGAAAGAGGGGGAGCGCTTGGTCCCGTAACCACAATCGGCGCTTCTTCTTCTTCCTCAAGGGTGTCAGTTCTCGTGTCGCCAGCCACCACGTCGGTGGCAACTCCGCCTCCAATATCAGAAATAACGCTACCGCCTATGCCAGCAACAGCATCGGCGACGACATCCGGCTTAGCGCCGGTAACTATCGCGATAGGGGGTTCTTCTTCAGCAACGGGTGGCTGCTCGAAAGGAGGCTCAGTAGCGACCGTGGAGGGCGGAATCTCAACTGGGGTAACGATACCACCTATGCCAGCGACAGCGTCGGCGACAATGTCCGGCCTAGCGCCAGTAACTACAACCGCAGGCGGCTCTTCCTCCGCAATAGGCGGCTGCTCCACAGGAGCCGGTGCAGGCGTCGGCGCGGAAACTATATCAGTAGCAACTCCACCTCCGATACCAGAAATAATATCAGCGCCAGTGACAGCTTCTGGCCGAGCGCCAATAACTGTCGCCACAGGTGGTTCTTCCACCGGAGGCGGCGCAGGCGGCAATTCTTCTACAAGCGGCGGCGCAGGCGGCGGCGGAGTGGGTTGCGCAGCCACTACGTCGCCAACAACTCCGCTTCCAATTCCAGTAACAACATCAGCGCCAACAACGGCTTCTGGCCGAGCGCCGGTAACTATGGCCACAGGAGGCTCTTCTACAGGCGGCGGCGCGGGCGGCGCAGCAGGCGGCTCTTCCACAGGAGCAGGCGCAGGCGGCGGCGGAGTCATCACATCGACGGCAGCCCCACTTCCAATACCAGTAACGACATCAGCGCCAGTAACAGCCTCTGGTCTAGCACCAGTGACTGTCGCCACAGGAGGCTCTTCCTCCTGAATAGTGTCAGATCCCACATCGCCAGCTACTGCGTCGGCAGCCGCTCCACCCCCAATACCAGCGACAACATCAGCGCCAGTGACAGCTTCCGGTCTAGTGGAAGTAACTACAATCGAAGGCTCTTCCACAGGCGGCTGGTCTAGCGGCGGCGGGGAAGTAGACGTAAGGCCCAAGGCCGTCCTTATGCCCCCAGACAGCAATGTGTTCCCTGCGGCGCTTGCAGCAGCCTGAACAGCTTGGCTTGCGCCATTAACGAGGATCTGCTCAGTAACCTCTGCAGCCGCTTGGTTTACAGCCTCATTGGCTGCTTGGGTGGCAGCCGGGCCAAGAATACTGTTAAGCGTGCCGCTTATGGCTTGGTTGGCACCGGAAACATTCATAATGCCCGCGCTTATGCCGGCAATTAGCGCCGCCTTGAGAGGATCGTTCCCCGACAACACAGCGCCGACGCCCCCTGCAGCAGCGCCCATAGCGACTTGAGCCGCGAGGCCCAAGGGGCCAGCAGCAATCGCGGCGGCAATCGGCAAGAGGAATGCCGCTAGGCTACCCAGCGTGCCCATGCCTTCCTTGGCGTCAGAGGGCCCTGAGATCCAGCGCATCTCCCCTACTGAACCATCGGGATTGATAGTGCGTTCGCCTTGTTGGATGTCCCACGAGGCGTTCTTGCCCTTGGTGTCGCTTAGATTCTGCGCGAACCGAGCAGCAGCGACTGCGCCTTCTGCGCCTTCACCGCTGAACAGGACTTTACCATTGCGATCTGTCACACGGACGGGGCCACCCCAATACTCGAATACGTTGGTGCCCTGACCCGCGATATTAAAGCCGGTCGCGCTGCCTCGGTTATCCGTAGGTGCAGCGACGAATACACCACTCGGCGGCGTGTTTGTCGCGATCCTACGGGCTTCTCGCTCTTCGTATGTCAGCGGCGCAGGGGCCTCAGTAGCCGTAGGAGCTGCAGCCGGCTCAGCAACAGAAGGGGAGCCGATGCCAGCTACGGGTACTACCTCGGCAGGCATAGGCTCCACGGACTCTACAGCAGCCCTATACACCGGTTCGGCAACGACAGGAGAACCAATACCAGCGATAGGTCCAGCCTCGACAGGCAGAGGCTCAACAGATTCCACAGCTCCCCTGTATGCTGGTTCAGCGACGACCGGCGAGCCTATCCCGGCCACAGGCGCGGCCTCGACCGGCAATGGTTCTACGGACTCTACTGCCGGGATGTTTGCTGGTGGCTCTGGTGTGTATATCTGCTCAGGAACCTGAACTTCCGGAACGTAAAGGTTCTCATCGACGTTACGACCGATCCCGCGAAAGATCTCCGGCTCCGGCGTGACTGCCGCAGCTGCCTCCGCTTGGACGCGGGCCTGCTCTTGGGCAACAGCCTCGGCCTGAATCCGTGCCTGCTCTTGGGCTGCAGCTTCTGCCTGAACTCGCGCTTGCTCTTGAGCAACGGCTTCCGCTTGGATACGCGCCTGCTCTTGAGCAGCTGCCTCTGCTTGGATACGGGCCTGCTCTGCAGCTTCGCGCTCAGCGGTCGCACGCTCGGCAGCAATGCGCGCCTGCTCTGCGCGGGCAGCGATAGCTTCATTTTGAGTTCTTTGAGCGGCAGCTTCGAGCGCTTGCGCGTTGGCTAAGGCGACTCTTTCAGCCTCTTCTCTCGCAAAAACTTCCTGCTCTGCAACAATCCGCTGAGCTTCAGCTCGTTCTGCATCAATGCGCTGGGCTTCCGCTACTCGCTGAGCCTCTGCCTGCTGCTCTGCCAAACGCTGAGCCTCTGCCACCCGCTGAGCTTCCGCCTGAGCTGCAGCTGCACGCTGGGCTTCCGCCTGTGCTGCGGCCACTCTCTGGGCTTCTGCCTGTGCTGCGGCGACACGCTGTGCTTCTGCTTGCGCCTCTGCTGCGCGCTGAGCTTCCGCTTGCTGCGCAGCCAAGCGCTGAGCTTCAGCCTGTTCTGCCGCGACCCTCTGGGCTTCTGCTTGAATACGAGCCTGTTCAGCGGCTTGGGCCTGTGCAGCTGCTTCGGCCTGCGCCTGAGCGGCAGCAACGCGCTGCGCTTCCGCTTGAGCAGCAGCTTCTGCCTGAGCCTGCGCCGCAATCTGAGCTTCTATTGCAGCCTGAGCAGCTGCCTGCTCTGCCAAAGCTCTTTCCTGAGCCGCACGCTCAGCAGCTGCACGCGCTGCCGCCTCACGTCTTTGATTAAGCTCGGTTTGCTGTCTCTGGAAGGCTGCCTCGGCTGCTGCGGCTTGCTCTGCGGCTGCCCGTTCTGCGGCGGCCTGCGCTTCAGCTACGCGCTGCGCTTCTGCGGCGGCGGCAGCCTGTGCTGCGGCCACGCGCTGCGCTTCTGCCTGTGCTGCGGCTGCCTGCGCTGCAGCTACGCGCTGCGCTTCAGCGGCGGCAGCGGCCTGTTCTGCAGCTACGCGCTGAGCCTCCGCCTCGGCAGCGGCAATACGCTGAGCTTCGGCCTGAGCAGCTGCCACCCGCTGGGCCTCGGCTTGAGCAGCAGCTATACGCTGTGTCTCTGCCTCTGCCGCCATACGCTGCGCTTCAGCCTGAGCAGCGGCTATCCGCTGGGCTTCAGCGGCGGCAGCAGCTTGAGCATCAGCCTCTGCCTGAGCATTCGATGTCGGCGGCGCTATATATTGATTGCCTACTCCGCCGACGACCGCATAGTCATCAAACGTATACTGAGGAATATTGCCGATGCCTGCAGTGTTCTGATAGATAGGCTCAACCGGAGGCGGCGCGTAATAGGTTGGCTCTACAGGCGGCGGAGAATACTGGTCCACCGCAGCAGCGATGGCCTGCTGAAAGGCGGGGCTATTGAAATAGTCCATGTCAAACATCGGCATTGAACCAAATTCAAACATGCTATTCCCCTTGCGCCAGAGCTTCGTTTAGACGCATGACCCAATCTCGCCAATCATCAAACATATACGTACTCGGAGCCCCGCGCTGAACGATCCCATTGAGTGCTAATAACCCAGAACCCCAAACTTTCCAATCATCCCCGGGCATAAACTGCGCAATAACGCCATAAGGCTCCAATAAAGGATAGCTGAGATCTGCCCAGAGATCGAAAGTGGGGATGCCGCGAGGATCGATCATGACTGATAACGATGGTCAGTGGATTCGATATGAGCAATCACTTCACCCATCTGGTAGTCTCCCCCGACCGTATTGCTGGAGAACTTAAAGCGCAGCTCACGGCGCTGCTCCTTGAAGAATACCACCTGTTCTTCTGGCGTGTTAGCCACAGCCGGGAAGAACCTTACTTCCGAGGAGACTTCAGGTGCGCGGGCGTTGATGCGGCCCGTAATTTGAACCGACATATTCCCAGACTGCACAAAGTCAGGTTCAATTATGGCAACGCGGATCGCAGTGCTGGCCGGCCTCTCTGCCAACAGCATGCTGATGTCACCAGTTTCGAAGTAGCTCTCAATCGCGTTGATCGACGTGCCGTCGATCTCATCGCTGCCAACTTCATGACGCCAGATTTTATACTGGGTAGGCCCATTGTCCACGACGCGCTGATTTCCAGCTTCTGTAATGCGCAGGTCGCTGGCCTCGGTTATCCGGAACGCCCCTTCGGCTTGCGGCACTGGATCGATACCAGCCATGATAGGGGAGTGAAACACCTGAGCATAAATGCCGGCAGAGCGCCCAGCATTCGGAAGCTCTGTGTCGTACCAATTATTTTCCCGGACGTTATAGATTACAGCGTGCGTGCATTCCGTCGCTGTTCCACGCGGATAACACCACCAGATCTCGCCGTAACGGGGAACCTTGTAGGCGAAGACCTTGTTCGACTGCTCCGTGTTCAGACCGTCGAAAAAATAGTTGATGTTCAGCTCATTGGGAACCTCACGCACAACGCCGTTGTACATCAGGAATCGGTCAATCCCGCACCAGTAATAGATGCCGTCATACTCGATGACGCTGTTCGACGAGAGAATCGATGAGGACGCGCTGATCGTGTCGAACGAGAATACGTCCGCGCCGCCTGTGTAGCTGGCCCGGATGACGCTATCGAGCGTCCAGAATAGACCGGCTGGCGACTGACCACCGCCGCGCAGTGGCAGGCCCTTAACCACCTTGGACGCAGCGATAAAGGCATCACCGGCATCGCCGGTCGTAAAGTTCGTCGGATCGTTGGCATCAGACCACTGAACGTAGCCATTGGTTCCGAATACGAACAAATACGGATGCAGCACGCAGACGCCGCCAGAGGCCGTAATGCCCGAGATCTCGGTAAGCGGGCTGCTGCCGTAGATATTGCCGATGTAGACCTGCTTGGCCACCGCGCTCGAAATATCAAGAGCCGTGTCTGTGGAGACGCCGATGATGACAGAGCCACCACCAGCGCCATCGTTCATGGCATCGAACGACCACATGTAATCATCGCCACCAACATAGCCAGCAGGCGTCCGATCCGTAGGCGCACTGGCGTTGCCAAGCGTGTCAATCGTCATCGTCTGAACGCCATCGCCATAGCCCATATGGGTGTAGACGAAATTGTTCAGGGCCTGCGTGTGGAACTGGCGAATAATGCCGTTGGCGAAGTTGCTGATCTGACGATAACCGCCGATCTTTCTTGGCAGTCCGCGCTGAAATCGCACCCACTGACCGTCAACGTAGTTCGCACCTTCGAACTTCGTGCCATCCCGTTTGATTCCGGGCTTTGACTGGATGTTGACGGGAGTGAGCATCTGCGATCCTTAAATATATGCGGACTAGCAGCAGCCTGCTGCGCCGCCGACGCTTACTCTCCTTCTGCGTCATCCTGTGCAACGGGCGGCACCTGCGCTTCGGCCTGCTGCTTAATTTTCATAAGGAGAGGATACGCGCCGGAAGACGTAGGCAGGTTGCCCAGCGTCTGCAGTACGGCGTTGATCTCGTCTACGGTAAGGTTCAGATTTATTTCCATTATGCGCTCCATGGTAATGGGGGTGTGACTACCGGCGGCACGACTTGGTCGTTGATCTGCTGGGCCACATTTGCTTCATACGCGGTAACTTGGTCTTCGCCAAGTGCCGACTGCACCCAGCC